AAGATAGCCGCTCGTCGCGACATAGGTGCAGATGCCTGCCGCTGCCGGGGTCCAAAGCCCCACGACATAGGCGGCCAAGGGGTCAGAGGTAACCGATGCGGAGAGCGCGACAACCTTCCAACCGACGGTCGAATGCCCGGTAAAGCTGACCTGTCCCAACAGGACATCGGTGTTGTTGTGCACCGACCACAGCGACAGCGTTCCAGAGGACGCCATTCCGATCGCCCGATAGTAGCAAAGCGAATGGATCTCGCCGATGACCTGGGTCGTAAACAGGCAGCCGAGATTGATGCCGGGCGAGGCGGCGTCAGGAACGGCAGCCCCCGGCGGCCCGGTGTCGGGATTCCAGAGGCTTTCGTCGACCGGATCGAGCAACGCCCGCGGTAGCGTGATGCCAAGCGATCCGGGAAGGAACATCAGAACGTCCCCCCGTTGACGCTCCAGACGGCGGCATGGCCGCCGACATTCGTAATCACCCGGAAGATCACGTCCTCGTACTGTTCCGAGATGCCCGTATGCGCGGCTTTGGTCGCGGGCAGCTGCATGGTGGCGCCGCCTTCGACCTGCCAGGTACAGAAGCCGGCCCCGATCAGGCGGGCGCCGAAGGCCTGCCCCGGCAGCCAATCGTCCGGGAGCGAGATGACCGAATTGACGTTGTTTTGCATGTGCACCCAGGCGCCGCGATGGTGCGCTGCAATGACGACGTTTGCCGGAACATCGATGATCGGCGCCCCAGCCAACCAATTCGGCAGCGTTTGTTCGACATCCGAGCCGATGGCGGCGACCGGCGTCGTGTCGAACGAATCGCCGCCGCCGCCGGGCGATACGGCGATTGTCCCATCGAGCCGGGCGACGAACCAAGCGTTCGCATCGGCGCTCCAAACGAAGCCGTTGGCGATTTCCCCGTCGAGCGGCATCACGCGATTTCCTCGTAAAGGCCAACGAAATTCTCATCCGGCATGTAGTTCATGACGCCGCTCGGATCGATCGTGATCCAAGAGCCCATCGGCACACGGAAATGGCCTGTGCCGCCCGTCACCGGCACGAGACAGTGGGTCTGATCCTTGGCGGCGGTGCTTGCGTCCGGAAACAGCACTTGCACGGCGGCGAGATCGCCGGTCCATTGCACGGCTTCGACTGTTGGCGGTTTTTGCCGGTAGACCGTCAATAGACCCACTCCAAGTAGAGGTGCGACGGCGCGCGGAACGTCGATGCGGTCGTGTAGAACCGCACTTTCTGGATCGCCAATGCACTGCCGGCACTCGTCGACAGCAATTGCGACCGAGCGATTCCGTCGCCGTATGTGTTTGCAGCTGCGGTGTAGTAGTAACTAAACGTGGCGTGGAAACTCCAATTGCAGGCGGTTGTCGGGCGCACCAATTGCAGGTGCCCCTTGAACATCTGCGGAATATCCATGTAGTCGCTGCCGAATGTCAGGTAGCCGTTCCCGGCGTAGGCGACCGGGAGATTTGTATAACCGGACGACCCGACCCAATGCATGAACCCGGCCGAGGCATAGTCGCTTGCTCCCGTAAGAAAGGTCGTCCCATCGAGGGATCCACGCCATCCGATGGAAGCGGTCGTGCTTGCGGACAGATAAAGAGCGCCGGTGACGATCACCATTTTCGCATTGGCCGGAACGGTCACATCGCTAGAATTGACCCCGTTCATGTCGACCGTCTGCGACTTCAACCGCCAGACACCGTTGATCCGGACGTACTCGCCATTGTCCGACGGGGCATCCGCCATGCCCGCCGGCAACGTCTGCCACGACTTGTCACCGCGCCAATACTGGGCTGTCGTCCCCGCTGTGATGGTTGGTTCGCCGCCAAGCGTTGTTAGCATGGCGGCGGTCGTCGTGTCGTCGAGGACGGTTTTTGCTGCCGCCGTCACGACCGATGTATCGAACATCAGCGACGCGCCGCCACTGGCGACGACGATGTCACCTTTGTCGCCGTTCGTCAGACCCGCCCCGTCCGCGCCCGCCGGACCTGTTGCGCCTGTCGGTCCTGTCGGTCCCGCCGGTCCGGCAGATCCTGTGGCACCGGTGGCACCTGTCGGGCCAGCCGGTCCTGCCGGTCCCGTAGCGCCGGTTGGTCCTGTTGGTCCGGTTGGTCCTGGCGGTCCTTCCGTCCCTTCGCCGCCCCCACCCGCTTCGCAGCAGGCCTCATCCCATTTGACGTAGCGCTGCAACCACTCCCACCAGACCGCCGTGATCTTTCCGTTCGGCACCGTTACCAGAGCAACGTCGAACTCCGGCGGCGGTGGCGCGATCGCCATCAGCTTGTTCTCTGCTCGACGTCCATGGTCGCGCCCAGAAACATAAACGGCACCGGGTCGGCGACATCCACCCTCCAGCGCCGCCCGGCTTTCGTTGTCATGCCGGTCCGGTTGATCCGCACATCCCAGCCGAATTCACCTTGGCGGCCGAGGGCCCTTCGCAAGGGCCGCGACCAGGTCCCGCCGCCGTCGTCGGACCACGAGATTTCCGTCACCGGATCGGTCTGGATCGGGTCCTGCTGCATCGTCCGGCCGACGCCCTGCGCAAACATGAAGTCGGCTCTCGGCACGGCGAGCCGATCGGGAAAATTCTTCATGCACTTCGATTCGATGCGGCACGGGATCTGATCGTGGTGCTCGCCCTGCGCCGTGGCGTCGATTAAGCGCAATTCCGTCGTTTCGATGTCGCCGACGAGCCATTGCCCGAAAGCGCGGACGGTACGGTGGCCGCGCCAGGTAAAGGAGCCCTGTGATTGGCGCTCGTGCCATTGGCCGGTCGATGTGTTGTACTCAAAACAGCGTTCCGTCGGCGTACCGCCGTTGGCGCGAAGGCCCCAAATGCTGTTGCCTAAGAATGTATAGACGTAGGCGCTCAAATCGCGGCCCTGGTTCGGTTGCAGTGAGATAAATCTTTCGACCGTTCGTGTACTAACGATCTTCGGGTCGTAGCCCGAGAACTGCCGCACCGTCCCGTCGGCGGCGACGAACAGCGGCATCGAGTCCCAACCATCGGTCTCGTTGCCGCCGGCGGCCGCGTGCGTGCCGATGAGCCCGACCGGAATAACGGCCGCCCGCGTCAGCGGAAACGGGCTTGTGCCGACGTTCTGATAGACCTCAATCGAGGCCTGGCCCATGGCGAACAACTGTCGTCCGGAGACGATGGCGCGCAACAAGCCATCTGGGTTGGACTCGGCCGTCGTGAAACTGGCGGCATCGATATCGGCATCGTCCGGCGGCAGGAGGTTCGAGCCGAGGGTGTTGAGCCCGGTGGCGTAAAGCCTACCGTTCGGGAACGTAAAAAAGATATAGCCGTCGAGGCTGACGCAGGAGGTCGGGTTGATCGGCAGGATGGTGCCCGGGTAGTCCGTCACCGCCTCCGGCGTGACTTTAAAGGCACCGGCCTCGCAGACGACGACCATGTCCCGCGGCGGCGTTGCCAGGTCGTTGTTCTTGGCCCAGGTGACGCGGTCGGTCCCCGGCAATTCGCCCGTCAATTGCGTGGCGACCCCATCGGAGCCGATTTTGACGACGCAGTCTTCATAGGCCGCATAGACATAGCCGTCGGCCTCCATCATGCCCCTGGGATGGTTGACGAGGGTATCGCCGAAGAAGCGTGTGCCCGGGATCCGTTTGTAGACCGATTGCTCACGCTCCTGTTCGACGTAGACGTTCAGCAACCGGCCCTGGCTCTCCGAGGGCTGGTTGGCGAAGTGCGATGGGAACGAGGATTGCGGAAATTCGATCGGGGTCGCGGGCATCAGACAAACCCGCCGCCGCGAATGGCTTTCAGCCAGCCGCCATGTCTGACGCCGTATTTCCAGGTTTTCAGCGAGAGAGAGAACGGCAAGTGGATGGAGTGGGCCCGTCGCTGTCCCCGCCATACCCAGGCAATGCCGGAGCCAAGGTCAAAAAGACGGATTCGCATCATCGGTCGAACCTCAATAATAGAGACTACGCTGCGTCCCGTACAACGGCTTTGCCACCCAGGTCAGCCGGAGCCGGTTGTTGAGGCTGTTCTTGGTTGGCGGATCGACGGCGCCAAGGCCGAAGGCAGCCGCGCATTCCGCCGCCAGGCGATCGGCGAGCGCCAGAAACGACAGTTCCGGAATCGCCTCCGAGTCGGCGAGGAAATAGACGTCCTGCTGGGCCAGTTCCTCGAGCAGCATCGGCAGGCGGTCGCGCAGAAGCTGTGCGTCCTCTGCCGACGGATCTTGGCCGGCGCCGGTACGCTGGAGGGTTTCCAGCGCCACGATGATGAGCTGGAGCGAGGTTTTAGGCATTCTTCTCGTCTTCCCAGTCGTCGTCCGGACCGAGATCGGCAATCGTCGACGGGGCCGCCTTGGCCTTGGGCTTCGGCTTCGCCGGTTCGCCGTTCTCCTCGACCGGCTTGAACTTCTGTTCCGCCGCGGCCTTGGCCTTGGCGACTTTCTCCGAATCCTCGTTCGTCGGCCGCCCCGGCTTGACTTCTATGAAGGCATCGATGGTTCGGAGCTTGTCGACGTAGGCGGGTTCGTTGACTTCCGAGACCTCGCCCATGCGCCAATGAGCGCCGTAGATCGAGAGTTCGGGAGAGGAGCCGAAGCGATCGCTTCCAACGTACGTGAATTTTGCCACGGTTCCTCTCCCTTGATGTTCAGGCGTTAGCACAGATGCAGTAGACGCTGAGCCGGCCCGTTCCCGTCGTCGGTGCCACGGTGACCTTGATCATCACGGTTGTGTTGGCCGTGAACAGCCGCGGTCCGCCGCTTTGGACAATGCCTTGGAACGGAACCCGAAGACCCGCCACGGGAAGAAGGCCTGCCGTCGCCGCCCCCGCCAGGGCACCGGAATCGATGAAGCCAACCGGATCGGCGGCATCGACGCCGTTTGCGGCGAAGCCGACATCCAGTTCCATCGTCGTTCCGGTCTCGATGTCCTGCCCGACAAGGTAGCCGTCGAGCACGTAGGTGTTCGCCGGGATCGTGCAGATGGCGATGGTGTCGTTGATCACCAGCGCCGTCGCCGCGTTGTAGGTGCCCCAGTTCACAAACATAACGCCTGCGCCGATGGGCTTGTAAACCGGGAAGGTCGCAGCCGCCCGGTCGGCAATGAAGGCCGTTGCCATTGTGCTGTCCTCCCTTTACGTCGAAGCCACAGCCGCGAACCAGCCCGTGATGACACCATTATCCTTGAGGTTATCGGTGTCGAGAGGACCGCTTCCGAACTGCATTTTACGCACGCCCATGATGCATTCGATGGCGATGCCGTACTTATCACCGTAATCGAATTCCTTGGTGATCGTCCGCCAGCGCTTGCCGTACACGGTCGCCACGGCCTGCGCCCCGCAGAAGTACACTGGAGCAACAGCAATCGTGCCGTTCGTGGTGAAGCCGATGTCCGGCACTTCCTTGACGATCACGCCGTCCCAAAGCAAATCGCCACCCTCGAAAAGCCGATTGTTCTCGACCTCGAGGGTGACCTCGCGCTGCGCCTGCATCATCGCCGTGTTGGTCTTCAAGTCGCGCATCGCTCGCGTGTTGGCATAGAGCACATAGTAGCGCCGACCCTTGGTTTTCTCCACCCGGATCGGGGTGATCTTCGGATCGCACGTCAGCGCGAGTTCCTTCATCAGGCTGATCGCCTGCGGCGTCAGCTTGTCCGCGGTGTTGTCGATCGTGATCAGCGCATTGGCATGGGTTACGGACCCTGCCGTCGCGCCGTTGTTGCCGACGAGCGCACCGTACAGCACCCGGTCGAAATTGTTGGTGTTCCAGGTATTGCGTTGCGCCGCCGAAGCGGAGGCAAAATCGACGCCGTCGATCGATCCGAGCGCATTGGTGATCAATCGTTCGGTGTCCTTCATGCTCCAGTCTTTGAGCGTCGCCCGACCGGCATCGCGAAGATCGATGGCGGACTTGATCTCCTCCATCTCGGCGATGCGAACGGCGTTCCGGCGCTTGTCGATATAAATCCGCTGCGAGCGCGAACTCATATCCTCTTCCGCGCCTTCCAGCATATTCGAGCCGGTAACGGCCTGGTTCTGGAGCTTGTTGACGAGGGCGATCGTGGTGGAATCGCCCTTGCCCTTGCCGAGTACTTCCTTGACCTGGATCACCGAATTCTCATCGGAACCCATGCTCTCGCTGTATCGATTTTCGGTCAGGTACTCTTTGAAAAATGTATCTTCCCACCGCTGGACTCGTAGCCCAGTAGCGGAGACTGTATCGGCCATATCATCACCTGTTGGCGAAGATGTCCTTTATCGAGGTCGGGCCTTGCCAGGCCGGACCGTTGCGGGAGCCGACGCTGCGCGCCGCGCTCAAATTGGACGGCATGACGCTTCCCGGCGAACGCGCGGCTTCCCGCGGTTCGTCCAGCGTCGGCTTGCCGTGCCGGAGTTCTTCCAGATATTCGGCCCTGATCTTCGCCTTGTAGGCATCGAGGTCGGAGCCGACCTCCTGCAATGCGGAGCGTTGCTTGTGCCACTGCACCATCGCCTCGTACTGATCGGGCGAGGTCATGATGCGGCGGTAGTCCATGGCCCATTGCGGGTCCGTCTCCCGCGCTTCCGCGAGTGCCGCATAGGCCGACTTCACCGCCTCCTCGCCGTGGCGGGTTATCGCAAATTGCGATTGCACCGCCTCCCGCTGACGCTGGAATTCCGCGGCGATGGCCTGCCGCTCCTGCGTGATGCGCGATTCGATCTGCTGATGGATCGTTTCGATCGGCTTGTCCCAATCGAACTCCGGTGACTTTTGCGGTTCGGGTTGCGGTTGCGGTTGCGGTTTCGGCGCGAGGACGGCCTGCGTCAGTTCCGCGATCTGCCTGCGGAGGTCGACGACCTCCTCGGTGTAGCGCTTGCTCTTCTCGCGCTCCGCATGGAGCGCCTTGAGCGGAACCTGCTTTGTGTCCTCGCCGTCGTCGGATTCCGGTTCCGGGCGCGGATCGCCAACCTCCCGTCGTGGTTTGGACTCCTCGCCCTCGCCCTCGTCGTGAGACGGCTTTTGCTCCGGATAATCGGTCGGGATCCGTGATGGTTCTTCCCGCTCGGGGGCGGACACATCTTCACTGTCCCGCGCCCGCAGGATGTCTTCTGCGCTCGGCATTGCTTATCCCCTTGTGACTGATGACGCGCAGTCGCGCGAACGCCCGTAACGGCGGCGACCCGAACGCCCGTTTACCGGCGGCGACCCGTTCTCAAAGCGCGCGTATGCGGCGCGCCCGATCCTCTAGAAACTTCTTGCGGCGCTTGCGCGAGGCCTCATAGCCGCGATCGTCGCCGTCCTGGGCCCAGAAGGCGCCCATGGCGCCGCTGCCGACGAGGCCGGAGCCGGCCGGTATGACCGGCGGTTCGATCGGCGGTTCGACATAGGCGGGGTCGGTGATCGTCACCAGGTCCGCGTCGCTCTTAGCGACATTCCAGAATTGGATACGGCGGATGTGTCCGTTGAGGTAGTTGGCAGCCGGCCCGTCGTTACCGACCCGCAATTGCGTCGCTGTCGGCAGCGTCGCCGTTGTATCGGTTCCAACCGTTCCTCCATTCAGGCAGGCTGCGATATCATTGATGGCATACGAAACGCCGAGCTTGTAGACGATACCCGCTGCGATAGTTCCTACATCGAGGCTAGCTTGTTGTACGTTTCCCGTTCTAACCGTCGCCACCGGATCATTATTCGCAACAGAAAGCTGCATTTTCTCACTCAGCGTATTGTTATCAGCCAATGTAATTGGCCGCGTCCCACTGGTGCCACTTGATATGAACACATCGAACTCGGCGACGAACGTCCCGGCCGGCTGGTTGTACCACGACGAAAAGTTCGTCCCGGTCATCACCGCGACATCGGCAGCGCGGGTGCTTGCGAACAACCCCGGGATATATGATGAGGGAAACGTCGCCAGGGCTTCATTTTGTGCGCCCCATAAATACACCGTCCGCCCGACCGTGACGTTCACGCTAGCATCGGCATCACACAGCCCCATTACGAAAACATCGGTACCAGATGCCGAGGCCCCCCGAGCAATCCAACAACGATACCAACCGTTCCCGACGTCCTGAATGCCCGCACTAAGACTAACAACGCCGACATCCACCGTGCCGACCGTTCCCGTCGCGAGGTTAAAGTATGCCCTCGGTGTTTCTGCCCCAGTGCCCGTAATTCTTCCCTCGATGTAAAACCAATTGGACGTACCCTTCTTGGTGTAAATGCTATTTACGAAAGCATTGCCTGAGTTGGCAACCTTACTGACAGTGGCTGTTGTCGCTGATGCCGTGATGAGGTCTGCCGTTAATGTACCGTCGGGGGCAATAACCTGATCGGCCGTGGCCGTCGCACCTGTCTTTGTCCAACCAGCAGCATCGAAGGACTGCGTCGGATCGGCATTGTTTATCCGCTGCTCCTCGATCAGCAGCCCCTTCGCGACGTGCGTGACCGGGTCGTAGTCGAAGCGCGGGATATTCGTGGCGGCCGTCTGCAACACACCCGCGCTGTCGTAGTACGTCCCGATGCTGGCCCGGCTGAACGTGATGCGTGGATCGATCACGTCGCCGGCAACGAAGTTGAGATCGAGTTCCGCCATCATTCACCCGTTCAGATCATCATGAGAAGCAACAATAGCTCCTCGTCCTGATCCTCGTTCTCGAAAAGAACACTGTGATCGATCTCCTCGACCAGCGCTTCGTTGATCATCTCCAGCGTTTCCGGCGGGGTCACGAACAACGACCGATCGTTCGTCAGGTTAGCCAGGCGCCTTGCCCGCTCCGCCTCGAACCGGCTTCGGTTCTCGATCGCCTGCTTCAGGCGCCGCTGCGCCGCCCGTGACGGTCCGCCAGGGGCAACCGGTGTCTCCGGCTCCGGCGGCACATCGACGGTGATCACCCCGGTCTGCGTCGTGGCCCGCGTGGTTTGCGCCCCGGTTACGTTGAGGTCAGCGACCGTTGACGGCTGCACCGAGATCAGCGTCGCGACCCAGGGCGTCCCGGCCGCATTGTTGCCGTTGGTGTGCGACTTGTTGCCGGTCGCCCCGGCCGAGGCCAGGATGCCGTCCTGCGTGTATTGAATCGTGCCCTTGTAGCGCTCGGTAAACGTCGGCGTCGACCCCGACACCACCGTCATGCCCGTGGTGTCGTCGTAAAGGGCCTCGCTCATGATGACGAGGCAGCCGGCAACCGGCGTCGTCAGTCCCGTTGCCGTCGTTGTCTGGCCGTTCGAGAGGTTGCCGGTGGCGAAGGTCGGGGTCGGCGACAGCGGCGTCGTGCCATCCGCCCCCGAGATGCAGTACATGACGCCTTCGGTATTGCCAGCCGTATGCGTGACCGTGTAGCTGCCGCTCTCCGAAGACGCCTTCTTCCAATAAACACGGATCGAGATAACAAAGGCGCCGCCGTCGGACATCCCGGCCGGAGAGCCGGTCGCTTCCGTAAATCCGGCAGGCGGCGTTGCCGCCAGCGGCGGCATGATTGTCGGATCGCCGATGTTCATGACGATCAGCAGGATGTCGTCGTTGACGATCCCAGCCGGCGCCGTGAAGACCGAGTTAGTCCGCGAAGACGCGTAGGTCAGCGTCGAGGTGGAACGAACCGCGACCGCCATGGCGGATTAGGGCTCGGTTTTGGTGAATGAGTTGAAGTTGACGGTCTGGGCGAGGGCGATCGTGGTGTTGTCGATGACGAGATCGGTGCCTGAGGTGCCAACCGTGCCCTGCTCGTGGCAGTTCGTACCGGCGGAATCGTAGACCCGGTAAAACGAGGCCGTTCCGGCCGCTGCCGCCGTGTTCGTTTTCGTGCCGCCCAACATATCCTTGGCGCCCGCCGAGGCCGAGGCAGGCGCCGGCACGACCTCGACCAGCAGCGTGTTGCCGGAGAGCGATGCGGCGGAATTGGCCGGCGGCGTGCCGCTGTAGATCCGCAACTTTGGGGTCGAGGCCCAGGCGGTCGAGATTGCGTCGAGGCGCGCATTCTTTACCGCCGTCGAGGTCGTGACCGTCATTTCCTCAATCCCTTACTACGTGACTCACGAACGCGCTGAAGCTCCTTAGCCACGATCGCGCGGTGCTGCTGAGTCGTGTCGTTATTCGCTTTAAGCGTCTCTTGCAGAGCGGCCATTGACTTTGCCAGCGTCGCGAGTTGTTTCTCGAGCTTCGCCACAGCTCCACCATCGTCGGGTTTCTTTTCGGCACCGGATTTAGCCTTTGCTTTGGCGGCCTCTTTTGCCGTCTGTAGCTTTTGCTGATCGGACGCTTGCGCGGACTCTTGCTTCTGCGCATCGGAGATCTGCGTCGTCTGAAGCTTGTGCCGATCGGCTGCCACCGCGGCCTGATGCTTCAGGGTCTCGCGCGTGTTCTCGTGCTGGATCGCCTGCCGGGCGCGTTGATCCTCGTAATGCGTCGCAACCTCTTGCTTGCGTGCCTCGCCGACGAGGTCGTGCTGCTGCTTCTGCTCCGCCATGCGGGCTTGGGTCTGCGCGGTGAGCTGTGCCTTGCGCAGTTCGATCTCGGCATCAACGCCGGCCTTGCGCTGCGTCAGTTGCAGATCCTGCTCATGCTCCTGCGCCGACTGTTGCAGCTTTTGCTGATGCGTCTGTTGGCCGTGTACGAGCTGTTGCTGGTGTTGCTGATCCCGCGCCTGGGCGTCGATCTGGGCCTTCGCCTGCGCGGCCTGCACGGCCTGCTGATGCGGATCCGGCGGCGGTCCCTGCTGCGCCGCCTGCTGCTCGCGCTGCTCCATCTCCTCGAGGATCTGATCCTTGTTTTTAATGTTGGGCGCCGCCTTGATCAGCGTCTTGAACGGAATCTCGTTGTTGACGTCGACCTTCTTGAGCTCGACCAGCGCCTGCCACTGCTCGATCTGCGGCGCCACGACATCGGAAACATCGTCGATGTAAATATCGACCATGGCCTGCGCCAGGTTGTTTTCAATGCGCTGCTGCCCGGTGGCGGGATCGATGTCCGGCAGTTCAATCATCTGGCCCGGCATTTGCGGAATCGGCACCTGGATTGTCGCCGGCTTGTTGATGGCGGCAAAGCGCACGTTGCGCTCGTCGTCGGTAATGCGGATCCACTTCTGCCCGGTCCAGTATTGCCGGATCCGGTTCCAGATCATGCGGTACACGCGCTTATCAAAATGGCGCAGGTTATCGAGCAAATCGCCCATCTCGATCATGCCGCCCTGCTGGGAGGCGAGGATGGCGCGGCCTGACGCTGTACCGCCGCTCGTACCGTCCTGCTCGCCCTGCATGGAGGCATTCGGCCCCATCATGTCGATTTCTTGCTTGGCCTCCTGCAACATCTTGAGGTGGGCTTCAGCCAGGTCGGTACGTTCGCGGAATTGAAACCTCTGCTCAGCCAGACCGCCCGGCGCCACCTTGATCGTTCCGTCCGGCCGGGCCGCTTCTTGGCGGGTCTTCTCGATGTCGTCGACAATGCCTTCCTCGTACATGACCTGGTTGGTGTTCATGTAGTGGAGGGATTTCGAGCGCCGTTTGTTGATCTCATCCTGCGGCGAGATCATCTCCCGTACCGCGCCGTAGCGATCGCCCTCCTGATCGCAGTACGCCGCCTGCGCCACCATCCCGCAATCCGAGTCGCCGTCGTCGGTCACATACGGCGACTTGCCCTCGAGCAGAATGCCGCCCTTGGTGAACTCAGCGAAGTGCCATTCGTCGGCATATTTGCCCGTCGTCTGCTTGATCCACATCTGCACGATGCGAACCCGCTTGCGCTTGCGGTCCGCCCAGACCTGATAGGTTGGCTTGTCGTCGTAGGTGTCGCTGTAGGTCGTACTGACGACCGTGGCATCCAGTTCTTCGTGTCTGTCCGGCCATCTGGCCTTGGCGTCCTCGAGGTCCATCCACCACACGCCGCCGAAATAGGCCGCATCCCCGAAGTCCAAATCCAACGAGTGCGGATCGTGAAAGAAGCGGTCCCACCTGAACCTGCGGATCTCGATGCAGATCTCGTTTGCGTCGCCCTTGTAGCTGTCATCATAGCCCTTGACGCAGACCTCGACGGTGCCAATCCCCTCGACCAGCATGTTGCGCCAGACAGCGGAGCGAATTTGCTTAAAGTCAGTGTCATCGACGACGTAATTCAGCGCGTCCGTACAGGCTTCGGCATCCTGCTCGTGAACAGGGGTGCGTGGGAGCGCCCTGGGCTTGGTCCGCTGCTGCTTCTCGAGGCCGACGAGGAAATCGATCTTACGCTTGATGCGGTTGATGATGACGGCGGGCTGGCCGCGCTTTTCGAGTTCCGCGAGCTCGTCACTCGTCAACTGCTCACCGTCGACGTAGCGACGATCGCGCTCGCTGAGTTGCCGGGCTTCGTAGGAGGCTTCTTCGGATTCCTCGAACCGGCGGATGAGGGAGGTCAGCCCGAGCTCGTCGTCTTCATCGTCGCGGATATCGCGGACGCTGTTGTCGACGACGAGTTCGAGCGCCATGGCCTATTCCGGAGACTGTGCTAAAAAACCGTTGGTTCAGGGCTAGGGGGTGCATCCCGAAACGGTTTGCCCGCACCGGCAAGCTTGCCCTGAACCGCCATGGGGTGCGCCATGTCGGACAGGCTTGCCGAACGGAATGCAGGACCCCAATCCGGCGCTAGAGCAGAAACTCCTGAACCGGGACACGGAAATCAAGGATCTGAGACGCTATGAGACCGAGGCCATGGCCTGGATTGCGAAGGCCAAGGAAAGAATGGCCCATCTTGAGCGAACGCTTGCGACCAGGGATACCGCCATTGTAACGCTCACGGCCAAGTGCCAGGAGCTTGAATCCGAGATCGGCGCCAAGCACGCCCCCTATATCAAGCGCGCCCGAGAGGCCGAGGCAGCGCTCAAGAGAGCCGTCAAAGCCCATGACGACGAGATCGAGCGTAAGCTCGCCCGCCGACGAGACCTCGTCGCCTTCATTCGCTACCTTGCTGCCCGCATGAAAGAGGCGGGCGCCTGGACATCGGACGTCGAGTCTTCCTTCAAGCAGATTATGGCCGCCGGCGAATAGCGCCATAGGAGACTGTCATGACCGAACGCGAGGAACTGGCAAAAGCGCGGACCACCATCGCCCGGCTGCAATCGGAACTTGCTCGGTTACGCTTGCACGGCCCGAGCACCATCGATCCTGAGGTCCGGCTTGATGCCATGATCGAGGACTTCGTGCAGGGCCTTTCGTACAAGGAACTCAGCCTGGTCTATGGGTTATCGAACAGCCGGGTGGCTCAGATCCTTCTCAAGGCGGCGATTGCTCGGGCGGGACTGCGCCCAAAAGACAGGTGGGCGCAGGACTGGACGTGGGATCACGCTACCTTTCCCGAGGCTTTGCGCCGCCGGTTCTGTGGCGAGCCCGAACCGCAACGGCCTAAGGATACGTTCGGCGACGATCTCGATGCCTGGTCGAAAGCGGAGGACGCCTGGCGGGAGGCGCTGAAGGCACCCCCTAAGCGACCTTCCAGCCGACGCCACGGGGTTCAGGGTTGTCCCAGGCATCCCGCTTCGGCTTGACCGTGACCTTCTCCTTGAACGGGGCGAGCATCTTGTCGAGCAACTGACCGACAAGTCCCAAGGCATCGGCTTGATCGTCGTGCACGCCGACCGGGAACCTCAACAACTCGTCGATCAGGTCGCTACGCCACGAGGCATCCCGCTTGATACGCAAGCCATGCATCGCCATGCGACCGCGAATGGACTGCGCCCGCACCGCCTTGTCGTGCCTTGTCGGGAACTGTTCACGGGCCGTGTACGCTGAACGCTCCCGGGCCCGCTTCAGGAGGAAGGGTCCGACACCGCCTTTGATCTGGCCGGTTTCCTCGGCCCAGGCCATGGGCTTCCACTTGCGGACGAGATCACAGTAGGTTTCGACCCACACGTCGGCCGCAGCCTGCCGCCGCCACAGATCCAGCAGGTACAGGTTGTGATCCTCGTCGACGCCGACGATGACATGGACGGTGTAGTCGCCGCCGTCCGCGGTAACGGCGTAGTCGGAGCCGCCGTAGACCCTGAGGCTGTCACGTTCCGGCATTCGCTCGACATCGATAAGCCATTCGCGCTTGAAATAGGAGCCCTCGTCCGGGGCTGGCCTGCCCTGGTAGAGCGCGGACCATAGTCTCGGATCCCGTTTGGCGACCTCGACCATGTCGGCGGTGAACCATTCCGGCCACAGCCGGGCGCCGATGGGCCGCCCGAGCGGATCGTCGGGCGACTCCGCTTCCATGGGGATGTTGAGGACCTTCCAACGGTCTCGTTCTTCGGACAATATTCTCCCTGCCAGGTCGTCTTCGTGCCAGCGGGTGGTGATCAGGACGATGGCGGCATTGGGCTTCAACCGGGTCACCAAGTCGTAGGTGAACCATTCGGCCTGCTTGTCGCGGATGAGTTTCGAGTCGGCATCCTCGCGCGAGCGGATTGGATCATCGATGAGGACGAGGTCGGCACGGCGACCCGTGATGCTACCGCCTATACCGGAGGCGTAGTATTCGCCACCGCGGGTTGTCTCCCAGCGGCCGGCAGCGGCGTTGTCGGCGCGCAGGCGGTAGCCGAGGGTTTCCGAATGCTCCTCGATGAGATTGCGGACGCGGCGACCCCAGCGCTCGGCCAACTCGAGGGTGTGCGATGCAGCAATGAGCGACGCGGTCGGATGGCTCGCCAAGTACCAGGGCGGGAAGAGGATCGAGGCGAAGGTGGATTTCGCGGATCCGGGCGGCAGCGTGAGGATCAGGCGATCGTTACGGCCTGCCGCGATGTCTTCCAGTTCGCGGATGATGATGGCGTGGTGGGCGGCGGGTTCATAGCCGGCGAGGCGGGAGAATTGCGTCAGGGACTCGCGGACCACCAGCTTGTTCAGGTCCGGATACAAGGCCCGCAGTTCGGCCTGACTCGCGTTCGACCAGTTCCTGAAGTTTTGCAGTGATGACAGCAGGGTCGAGATCGACGTTGACATTCAGGTTGAAGTCCTTGGGCAGGAGCGAAGCTGCAACCCGAAGGTAGGTCGAGGGGTCGTCCTCACGCACGCGGGCAAGCGCTTTGGCGCCGTGCTTGCGCCAGTCCTTCACGAAGTCGTCGACTAAGGCTAACTCGAGATCGCGTCTTTGGCCGCGCGGAAAGCCGGGTCCCCCTTTCCAACCCTTTTTAAATTGGCCATTTGGCAGGCGTTCCTCACGTAATGGTTCAACGTGAGTGTCGCTCATCTCTCAACCCTTGATGTGTACGTTTTCCCGCCCTTCGCAAGGAGCCAACCGAGACGTTGGGCGCCGGTGTTGAGCCACCGGGATCGCTGGCGGAGAGGCTGGTGGGCGCGCTGGCCGGCGACGGAAAGCCGATAAAGGCTAGGTGTTTGCGTGGCGCAATTCAAGGGATGTATCAAGCTGACATTCGACGAACGAATGTTGCGCGTCAACCCTAGCACGAGCTTATCCACAGGGCTCGCTCACAGTTTGAAATGCCCGCTAAGGGCCATGAGAGCGTCCCTGACGGCGATGACCTGTTCGGCGCTCCATAGCCGCTCCTCATCCTCGGGATGGCTGTCCACGGCCCTGCAAAGGGCCTTGTATTGGCTCCGGGTGAGGGTTTCGACCAGCATCAGCCAATCGGTCATCCACTGGCGGCGTCTGGCGGGTGACATGTCACGACCGCTGGCGACGGCATTGGCCCATCCGAACGGCGCGCCGATAGCGGCGAGGTAGTTCAGGCGGGCTGCCGCAAAGCGCAGGCCTGCCTCCTCGAGCTGGCCGGGGGTGTAGCGTCCGGAGGGATCCGCGATCCACCCGGCCCGGATGAGGCGCTGCCATGGGGTTGCGCCGGCGGTGGTGCGTTCGCCGCGGCGGTGGGGCTGGCGGGCGATGATGGCGACCATGGCGTCCTCGGCTTTGGCGAGCCTGGCCCTTCGGCCGGAAGGTTCTCGGCGAGGCAGGCTCGGGGTCATGCGCGGAAGCCCGGCATTTTGTGCGCTTGGCAGCGTCGGCTGAGATAGCGGACCTCTGCCGAGGCTTTGAACTCGAAAGGTTCGCTGCATACGGCGCAGAACGTGAACCA